GCTGGACCTCCTGCTCCGATTTGACGATCATCTCCGGGTCTAGATTGAAGGCCCGAACCAACGGCTGTACAAAGGCGTCGTACCGGATGTAGTTCTGTAACTGCGGTAACTGGCCGATTGTGCTGAGAAACTGGATCAATTGCGTGTTGTGGACTTCCTTTGCTACATACTGCGTCCAGCCTGTGCAGATCGCCTCGTAGTCCCCCTTCAGACTCATGTCCCCACTGTCTACCATGATCCAACGGTAGATCGCCTCAATGTTGCGAGTGATCATGTCTGAAACCGAACGAACAACATCCGCCGTCTGCTTGTTCGCGTTGCTGTTGAGGATGCTCATCCCTGTCGCTGTGCGGGTCTGCGCCTGAGACATGTCCCCATACCCAATCGCCGTCTGACCACTGTCGAGGTCTGCTTCCTTCTCCAAGACTTGGATTAGGTTGATCAACCCGTTGGTTACGTCCGGAATCACTACCGAAGAAAAAGCGTCCTGCACACTCATCCCCGATCTGACCTTGAACTGCTTGCCTGCGCGGATCGACTCCAGGTCACTGCCACTTTCAAATGCTGCCGGATTGACCACCGTCATCGGGACTGCCGATAATTCCTTCCCTTCGACCAACATCGCGTAACTGAAGTTGATTAAATGCTGGATGTCCCGAATCGCATAGTAGATTCCATCGCCCCAAATGCTCTCCGGATTCCGCTGCCAGTACGCAAAATCATAAGGCTTGCGGCCATCAAACGGGTTGATCGCCATCTTGATCACCTTGTGGCCGACCACATGGCAGACAATGTCCAACGTTCCTGTGAAGTCGTCCTCTATCGGTAGATGCGCCTTTAGATCATCCGCGTCCATCTTGCCCCAGAACTCCAGCACCTCAAATTTCTTCACCCGGTGCGAGTTCGTCTCGTCCAACGTCTTCGGATGCTCACTCTGGTCCTGCCCCTCTACACTGCCAATGTTGTCACTGATCACCTCATCGATGACCTCCGGCAAGAACCCTTCCTGGCTTTTTCCCAACTCCCGTAACTGAATCGATGAAAGGAAACTCCGGTGGATGATGTACTCCGCGTCTTCTGCGCTGCTGGCCTCTGGTGTTGGGAAAATGTTCCAAATGCTTACATAGTCCACCGATGGAACCAGTTCCGATTCAATCTGAGCCTCTATCTGCTCCATGAACTGGCCCGACATCGGGTCCATCACTTGGCTTGTCTGGTATACCGGATAGTTGATGTACTCCAGCATCGGGGACTTCGTGACACAGGTGCCGTACAAGCAAAGCTCATGTACTGCGTCCTGCAACGAATCCAAGTAGTGCGTCTGGTCCAGCACATCCCGTATCCGATCCTCCATGTTCTGCGCTCTCTGCTGCACTGCGTCCAGCAGTTGATAGCCCTGCAACCCCTGCTGTACCAAGTCCGGAGGCAAGTACCTCGGCTTTCTGGAAGGGGTTACCGAAAATGGGATTCTTCCATCGTCAAAGAGGAGACTGCCGATCTTGACCTTCGCACTGTTGACCTTGCGGCGAGTCTGGTTGATGAAAATCCCCCTCCTCGCGGCAACGTTGTCCCCAGCAGCACTGCTGATCTTCTCTGGATACTTCGCACGGTACGCATCATAGGCGTCCCGCCAGATCAACTCGTTCTCCTGACGGTACTCCTTGCTCTTCTCAAACAACTCCCGAACCGCCTTGCCAATGTCGTCCAGTGGGGCCGACACAACCTTGACCTCTACCTCCACTTCCGATGGCATCTCGTCATCAAATGACTGCAGATCTGGATCACCTCCTTCCTGGGCTAGAATTTCTTCTTCCGTCATTCCTGGGGCTACTGCCATTACTGCTTCTTTCGGTTCGCCGTCTTGCTGATTACTCGCAAATTGCTTGATTTGTTGTTTCTTGGGTTTCCATCGCGGTGGTCCACTTCCTTACTCCGGTCCCCCTTCGTAAGGCGTCCCGCTCCCACCATGCGCCGACGGGCCGTGTTCCTTGCGGCACGGGCCTTCTTCTGCGCTGCTGTTCCGTGGTAGTCATCGTACTCCTTGCGGTAGTTGCGAGATCTTTTGGTCACTTGACGTATTCCCAAAAATCTTCCTTTTCTTTTCCACGTTCCTCAACGTGGTAGACCAGACGCTCTAACAACGCCCGGATCTCCACCAGTTCATCTACCAACGGGTCCATGTCTACTACGATCACGTCGTAGTTTTCTTCGTTCTCCGGGGTCACTTCTTCTTCATCCCCTTCTTGGCCTTCATCATCATCATTTGCTTCTGCATCGCCGGAGACATCTTCTTTGCCGACTTCCCGGCAGGCTTCTTCATCATTTTTTTTCCGTACATGGCCTTCTACTCCTACGTTCGTTGGGGTTGATGGTGATTACCTGGCTGGGGTGCAACACCCACAGGCTCCGATTTCCAACGCGCTTAGACCGTAGCCCCTTGTCGCGATGGCTTTTTTAGATCTCTTGGGCATCCGATAACCCACCTGACGGGGGCTGGCGGCTCGGCCTCGGTCCACCGTCTGGCTACTGGTTTCTTGCGTTTGAT